CATAATACAATAGAACTTATTAATTATACTATATATAAAATAGACAGAAATGATGATTAAGAGAAAATTGAAAAAAGATTTATTTTCTATTAAAAGGAATGAATTCAGAAAATACTCCGTATACTTTGTATACTTCGTATACTTCGTATACTCTTAAAAGACGTATTAAAAGTATTACACAAAGAATTTTATTATTAGAAAGTGAATTAATTTACGATAAAGAAACAAGTTCTACTGATCCAACTGATCCAAATGTATCAAATGTATCAACTGTGCCAACTGTGCCAACTGTGTCAACTGTGTCAACTGTGTCAACTGTATCAACTGTGTCAACTGTATCAACTGTGTCAACTGTATCAACTGTAAATGATGAGATTGGTAAGATATTATACGTAAATTGTAAAATATTAGGATCTACAAATAAAGTATATAATATAAAACTTGTTGAAGAAAATAATAAAGTAGAATGTAGTTGTTCTTGTTTAGATTTTACTATAAGAAAAAACTATTGTAAACATCTTTATTGGTTTGGATATAAAAAATTTGAAAAGATAAATCCATCTGAATGGACTGTCGAAATGTATTATAATTTATTATATGAAACATTTATTAATGAAAAAAAATATAGGAAAAATGAAAATTGTCCAATATGTTTGGAAAACATTGATTATGAAAATGAAATGACAATTAATTGTGTAAATACATGTTTAAATTCTGTACATGCTGAATGTTGGTCTAGAAATGTAAGCATTACATCAAATCTAAATTGTGTTATATGTAGAAGTGAAATTTTTTAATTACTATAAAAAATAATTTTTACTATAAAAATAAATAAAATAGTTTATTTTTACATTAAGAATAAAAAGGGTATAAAAGGGTATAAAGGAATAAAAATGGTATAAAAGGGGTATAATGGGTATAAAAGGGTATAAAAGGGTATAAAAGGGTATAAAAGGGTATAATGGGTATAAGGGGTATAAGGTATAATTTATTTATTTTGATATAGATTTGATAAAATATTACATTCATCTTCTATAACCTTAATTGATTTATAAACATCGTCTTTATTAAGGTCTGGATTATTTTCTAGATTTAAATTATTTTTAAAATCTTCTAGTAACTTGGTGAATTTATTTTTAGAATTATCAACATCCTGAGAATTGTCTGCATTAAAGATTTTTTTAATATCTTGGATATTGTAAATTCTTTTACCACCATTAGGTCTAAGACATCTTATTTTTCCAGCTTCTGACCATCTTCTTAATGTCCCTGAAGTGATGTCGTATTGTTTAGTTATTTTACTAGGAGAAATATAATTTTCGTTATCCATCTTTTTTATTTTAAATAAAATAAATAAAATAAAAAAGATATATATACGCATTTTATCGACTTAATCGTAAACAAAATATTATCTTTAAATACATTTTTACTATTATATACGATTTAAATACAAAATACAAATACGATATAAAAAATAAAATAACAAATATAAATAATATATTCTTAAAAATAAACATTGTATATTTTATAGATAATTTTTAATTTATTTATTTTATTTAATTTGTACGGAATTTACGAAATTTTTTTTTCTTTTTTAATTGTATAACAATACAAGTTACAAAAATGGACCCTGCCCAATTAAAAGCTAGCTATGACCAAACGCAATATATATCCGATATGATTGGAAAAGTCGATGGGGACTTATTAAAAACCCAAAGCTATCAAAATGTAGAAGCATTAAAATCCAATTACGGACAAACAAAAGAAATCTTAGATGTGCAAGACAGAGCGCAATACGCTAATGAAAACAGACAAAATCGCAACTTTAATTTACTTAATGAAAATATTAAAGACCAAGGCTCATCAGTAAGAGATACTGTTTATAGAACTTCTGCTGCATTAAGTGATTCAGTTGGAAAAGGTACAACTGATAATCTCTTAGCCACTGAACGTGTAGGTGCTCACATTGATGATAATGTTTACCGAACTGCTATGGCAACTGACGAAGCTATTTATAGAGCTCAAGCAGGTGTCAATGATGCTATAACTTTTGGACGTGTAGAAGCACAAAAAAATACTAATGAACTTATTCAATATCTTACTTCTAGTAATGATAAAAATTGGTCAAACTTTTCAAATGTTACAAAAGATATTTATCAAGGAAAATCTGAAACTATTTTGTCCAATACAAACCAATACGCACTCCTTGCTAAACAAGCATCTGACAACACTGCACAAATTCAGATAGAAGCTCTTAAAAACAAGGGTGATCTTGCCAAGCAAATGGCCTTTGAATATAGCTCACTTAAAGACAAAATATCAGATTCTGAAGCAAGTATCAAGTCTGTATTATCTTGTCAAGAAGCAGATAGACTTCGAGATGCACTCCGTGCAACTGAAAATAAGAGTTTGTACTTTGAATTAAAAGGACATAATCATCATCATTATAGACGCGGGCATCATGGTGGACATCATTAGGGACTCGGGCGGTCTAAAAAATCTAATTTAAAAGATTTTAATTCAAGTAGTAGTAGTAGTAGTTCAAGTAACAGTAGTAGCAGTTCAAGTAACAGTAGTAGTAGTATATATGAACCACAAAGACTACAAGGACAACCTATAGAACCACCTGCACAACCTATAGAACAACTTGTACAACATAGAGAACAATATGGACCACCTGGACCACCTGGACCACAAGGACCACAAGGGCAACCTGGGCCACCTGGACCACAAGGGCAACCTGGACCGCAAGGACCACCTGGACCACAAGGACCACCTGGACTACAAGGGCAACCTGGACTACAAGGGCAACCTGGACAGCAAGGGCAACCTGGGGATAAAGGGCAACCTGGGGATAAAGGGCAACCTGGACAGCAAGGGCAACCTGGACCGCAAGGACCACCTGGACTACAAGGACCACCTGGACTACAAGGGCAACCTGGGCCGCAAGGGCAACCTGGACCGCAAGGGCAACCTGGACTACAAGGGCAACCTGGGGATAAAGGGCAACCTGGGGATAAAGGGCAACCTGGACCACCTGGACTACAAGGGCAACCTGGACAGCAAGGGCAACCTGGGGATAAAGGAACACAAAGGTCGTATTTTTCTAGATCTGATAACGATGACATGTTGCAACTTGAAGAAGGGCCGCCAACTAAAGAGATAGATTCAGATAATAGTAGTATTAAAAGTATGAAAAGTATACAAAGTGTGAAAAGCATACCGGAAAGTTTAAGTAGTATTAAAAGTAAAAATCCATTTAATAAAATATTGAAACGTTTTAAAAAAAAGGATTCATCTAACGATATCTAGATAACTTCAAATAAACTCCCATTTTTCACAATCAGAACAATCTTTATTTTGAACACATTCAGGAAAATCATTTTCCCAATGTGGTATAATATTTTTTATAATATAATCTATACGATGATTCAGTATAGATTCTGTATATCCTAATTTTTCTTTTGCGTTATATGAGCAAGTAAAACCGGAATGGCATTTTGTGTAAAGATTATATCCAAAAGTCCAACATGTATTTCCACAAGTTCCTAGAAATATAGGATCTGCGTCATGACCAAAATGAAAAGTGTTTTGATGTGCTTGGAGACCGATCAAATCTAAATAATGTTTGTCTCCAGGAGATTGGAATGCAATAGATGTTTTGTTGTATAAAATACCCATAATTGTTGCTATTGTACCACCTAATGAATGGCCGGTAAAAATAAGATTATTAAAATCTATAGTATCTTTTACTTTTTCAACAATATCCTTTGCAAGATTTATATAATTTAAATCAAAAGATGTAGAATTCTTATAACAATTTATAGAACAATTATTATTATTGTCTGTCGAATCACATAATGATCTATTAAATAAATGGGATTGTTTATAAAAACAACAAGAAAAATATAAATTATCATTGAATTTATCATTATAAGAACTTGAAAAGATATGAGGTTTAGAATATTCTTTGTTAATAAAAGATCCGTCTTCCTGAAGACCAATTGCAGTTGTAGTTCCTTTAAAAGCAATAATATTCATTTCATTATTATAAAAAAGAAATGATTTAACTGTATTATTATCAAGTGTAATATCATTTACTGTATAATTTTGTAGATCTATCCATTTAGAATGATTTAAATATGTATAAACATTACTTGACATAACTGCTAAATCGTAAACTAATTTATAAAAAGTATTGTTTAAAAATTTCATAAATTTATAGAAGATAGTATATAAAAATATAAAATAGAATTTATTTAAACATAATTAATATATAATATCATTATGAGAAAGAAAAAGGAAACCGTAGGTATACCAACGTATTCGAAAAAATTTACACAGAAAACAAAGAAATCAAAAAGTCAACATTCTATTTTACATAAACACGAGATTCGTTTAGATGAATTATCTATACATGATAAAAGGTTGCAAAAGATAAGAAATGATATTACAAATTTAGAAAAAGGTATAATAAATGAAAAAGAAGATAAAACAAAAAAGCTTTTGCGTAATTTAAATAATGAGAAAAATAAATTAGAAAACGATATAAATTTATTTGATTATTTATTAGACTCTACACAAATTATACAAAAATATATAGAATTGGAAAATCGTGAAAGTGAATTATTAGATTTAAATGAATTAAGTAAAGAAATTAGTTTAGAAATAAATCAGATTAATGAGCAAAAATGTGATTTAGTTGAAGAATATTTATTAAAATTTGAACCAGATAGTAAAATACCCAAAATGACTATTAAAAGGGAATGTACAGTTTGCCAAGAATGTAATGTATCATTAAAAATTGAACATGGTTATTCAGTGTGTCCACTTTGCGGTATTTGTAAAAATACAATCGAACAAGCAAATGAACTATCCTATAAAGAAAAACAAGATTATGATTATAGACCACAATTTACTTATGATAAGCGATCACATTTAGATGATTGGTTACGAAGATTTCAAAATAAAGAGGCGAGAGCGATTCCACAAGATGTTTTGGATAAAGTAATATTAGAAGCTAGAAAGGAAAGAATCAATGACCTAAATACATTGACTGAAGAAAAGGTAAAAAGATATCTTAAAAAGTTGAGTTTAAATGATTATTATGATAATGTGATTGGTATTATTAATCGTTTAAATGGTAGACCTCCATTTACATTAACACAAGAAATTGAGGAAAAAATAAAAAAGATGTTTCAGCAAATTCAAGATCCGTACGAGAAATACAAGCCACCTTCTCGTAAAAACTTTTTAAGTTATAGTTATACACTTTGTAAATTCTTTCAAATATTAAATTTACATGAATTTGCAAAATATTTTCCATTGTTAAAAAGTAATGATAAATTACGTCAACAAGACGATATTTTCAAAAAAATAGTTGGACATATGTCTGAAATTGATAAAACAACCAAATGGGTATTTTATCCATCTGTTTAATCACGTTTAGAATTCTATTTAAAAATAAAAGTATTATACATAATATAAATATTAAAATGAATATTTTAATTAAAAAAGAAAACTTGATAACTCCTGAATCTATAAATTTTACAGAATTGGTTAAAAATAGTAGTATAAAATTAAATTTAAGTAATGAATATCAATCTAAAATGGTAACAAATCTCAATGAAGAATTTACTGAAAAAGAACAAAAATGGTATATAGCAAATTTGTATATTTATATGAATTATCATCCAACAAATGATTATCCAATTAACTTGGAAAATGTATTTAAAATGATTGGATTTGCAAATAAGGGTAATGCAAAGAGAACACTTGAAAATAATTTTACTAAAGATGAAGATTATAAAATAACCATTCTCCCTTCGGAGAAAGGTCAAATAGCCCGTGAAGAAATAATGTTGAATATCGACTGTTTCAAAAGTTTATGTATGATAGCTAAAACATCACAAGGAAAGGAAATTCGTAAATATTATGTTAAATTGGAAAATATTTACAATAAAATTATTAAAGAAGAAATAGAGAATACTCAAAGATTATTAAAAGAAAAAGAAAAAGAATTATCAAAAGAAAAAACTTTACGTAATAAAATGCTTAACAGAAGATGCTTTGATGTACAAGATGGCGAATATGTTTATCTGTATCAAGATATTCTTGACAATCCCGATTCATTATTAAAAATTGGTAAAAGTACAAAATTAATAAACAGAGAAGAATTTTACAGTAATGTTAATAAATCTGGTGGAATTGTTTTTTATATAAAATGTATTGATTGTAGTTTAATTGAAAAAATATGTCATCATATGCTTGATAAATTTAGAGTAAATAAGATGCAAGAGTGGTTCAACATAGACCTAGAATTGGCAAAAAGTACAATTAAAAATGTCGTAAAGATTGTAGATTCACGAAATTCAATTCCACAGATAAATGATTTTTTACAAAATTTTAAAGGAGATAAATGTCAAGGTAAAATTATAGACAATTTAGAAACAACAGAAAATGTACAGCAAACAAATACAAATCAAATTCGACCTGATGATTTTAGTGGATTTTTAGAAAATTGTTGTGAAATTGGTGATCAATTTTTTACAGCAAAAGAAGAATTAACTAAAGCTTTTAGAATATATACTAGAAATACAATTGAAAAGTCTATTAAGGAAAAATTAAATACATTTTTAAAAGATAAATTTAAATCAGGTGTAGAATTTTATGATAATATTAGAAGAAATGTATGGAGAGGATTTAAGTTAAAACCATTAACGTTTTCTATAAATGACCCTGATAATATTACTGATTATGAAAGATTTATATTAGATAAATGTCAAATTAATTATTTAAATAGAATTTCATACACTGATTTTTTTGATGAATTTGTTAATTATAAAAAAATAGAAAATTCTGAATATACTCTTAATTATAAAAATAAAATAGAAATACAAAATTATTTAATGGATAAATTTGCAAATGGTCGTGTTCATATAACTGAAAATAGAAACGCAACACATTTATTTGGAATTTTAGGATTAAGTTTAAATAACGAGTCTGGATTAAAAATATCAAAAAGAACTTGTAAAAAAGTATCTAAATGCGATTCGGAAACTGGACATTCTTTACAAACATGGGAATCATTGACTATTGCTTCAAAAGAAACTGGTATACCAAGAAGTACATTGGCGCATATTATAAAATTTAAAATGATAAAGGAAAATTGTCTTTTTAAATATATCTAATTTATGCTTATATACATATCAGAAATCAAAGTGTTTAAGGTGTAGCTTCTGTTGCTGTTATAGGTGGAGCTTCTGTTACAGACAATTCTTCTGTTACAGGTGGAGCTTCTGTTACAGGTACAGGTGGAGCTTCTGTTCTACAAGCTCTAAACATTACAATATATAAATATAAAACTGATACAGTATAATATACATAAAATGCTTTTGAAAGGTATTCGTTACCTTTTTTATCCATTTCATTTGGATCATTGCTATTTGAGTTTATAGAACCTAATCTATATAACAACATTCTTAATGGTAAGAGGAAGCAAATTAAAAAGATAGGATTATAAAGTGGTATAAGAAGTGGAAAGATAAAACGTGTTCTACTATTACATAAAAGACCTAATTCGCTAGATACATCTCCAAAGAAACTAGATACACCCAAATAAACTCTTCGTACCCTTAAAAATATATAAATTATTATACCTAGTATAGCCAAATAATATGACAAGTATACTTTATTTTCTATTAAAAATTGGAAATTTAATAATTTATCATATCCTGGATATATCTTTTTAAATGTTGGATGTTCTAGAACTTGCTCTAAAACTTGTTTGTAAACAGATTCTGGTATAAATTTATATGATAAAAATACAATTGAGGCTACTAGTACTATATTTGATAATTTATATCCCATTACAAAAACCATATATAATATAGCATATATATATATTGCTATTTGCATTTTATTATAATAATAAAATAAAATAAAAAAAGATAATTTAATTTAAAATATATATATAGCTGTTTTTACACAAAACATTTTATGAATAATAATACCTAATATAAATAGATATAAATTAATATTCAATAAGTTACATTTTTTAAAAAAGAAGGCTTTTAGAATAAAACTTAGAAAAATAGTTGCTATAACATCTACAATAGCGATCCCGTTCCAATTTTTAGTTTTTAAAATTCTATATTTATGGAAACCAGTGTTTGGTTTACCAAAAATATCAGAATACTTGCATAAATCTATTCCAAAAAAGATCATATATTATACTATTATACTAATAAAATGTTTTTAGTAAAATTATCAGATATTAAAAAATCTAAAATAAGAAGGTTTAAAATTAATTCTATAACCAAAAGTAAAAGATTGTGGTCTTTTTTTGACAATATAATTACATATATAACTAAATTGTTTTTTGGATGTAATATTTTTGGGAACTTCATCCAAAGACAAGTAATTATGATCTAAAAGTACCTTTAACAAAGCTGCTACAACTATAGCACTTCTTTGTTTTCCCATATGACAATTTACAAGTATATTTTTTTTTTCTATTGTATATTTCCTTAAAAGTAAAGGAACTATATTTTTTAATTGTTCTTGCATAATTATAAAATCACATTCTAATAAACTATCATTTACAGGAATTCTATACATTTCGGGTCGTATATCGACGTCGTCTGTAATAAATGATTTATCTTTTGTACAATTAATAATAACATTAATATCATTCTTTTTTAAAAAATTTAAATTTAAAGCAGAATTATGATTACCTAAATATATATTTGGAATAATTTCATCTGCATCATTATAAAAGTTCATTGTTAAATCATATAAATATTGTATAATAGAAAGTGGTATTTTTGTAAATATATTTGTTTTAATTAATGTTAAAGACATGTATATTTAATCAATAAAAAATATATTTATATATAATAATTATGAATAGAACAAAATCTAGTCGTATCATAGTAGAGAAAAAGAATGATAGACGACAAGGTACCTTTAGTGACGATACCGATACTTTTTCAAGCTCCGATGATAAAAAGATTATTTATACAAAAAAAAAGAAAAATATACGACAAGGTAAAGATCGTAAAGATAACAAAGAAGATCACAGAGATAACGAAGAAGATCGTTTTGTTAGTATAGTAGATTCTGGGTATAAAAAGTCAAAATATGGTAGTAAACAAGATCATATGACAGGATATGATATGGTTCATCAATTAGATAATTATGTTGCTTTAAAAACATTAAAGGAGAAAAGAATATTAGAAAGAGTAATTCCTTTTAAAACATGGATTCGATATTTAAATATAAATAATAAAAAATTTAGAGTAGGTGGACTATTAATGAAAGTAGAATATCCAGATTATATCATGTTGGTAAATCCGAAATTAAATTTAACATGGAGTGTTCAATTAAAAGATCATATTATTTATGTACCAGATAAAGATTATCCTCGAAATAGAGAAGAAAGAGAAATGATAAAGATAAAAAGAAAGGAATTAGAAAAAAAGAAAGAAAAAGAAGAAAAAATGGATATATTAAAAGACCATCTCTTTTCTTTATATAAAACTGGTAAATTGACATTAAAAAAAAAAGGTTGATTATAGTTGATTATAGTTGATTATAGTTTAAAAATAGTTTAAAAATTGATTTTATAAATATAAAAGATAAACAAAAAACCTTTGGTAAATAAAATGAATAAAAGATTTAGAAAGGAAGTTAGATCATTATATTTGCAACAAAGTCAAATACCTTTATTAGAAAATGACTATATTGTTTACCAAGATGAATCAAATATAAATATTTTACATACTATTATAAAAGCACCATATGATTCTGTTTATCGACATAAATTTATTAGATTAGATTTTGAAATTCCTGATAATTATCCGCATTCACCACCAAAAGTAACATTTGTAAATCATGGCAGTGTTAGAATACATCCAAATATGTATCAAGATGGTAAATGTTGTAGTACTATTTTAAACACGTGGCCATCAGAAAATGAAAAATGGACTTCAAGTATGGGAATAGAAACAATCCTATTAACATTTCATTCCTTTTTAGACAACAATCCTTATACTTATGAGCCTGGTGGTAGAGATGATCCTAGTTATACTATTTATGTTCAACATCAATCTTGGATTACATGTTTAATTAGATATCTTCAATATGAAAAGATTGATACATTTAAAGAATACATGTATAATTATTTATTGTTAAATATAGATAGTATTTTTACAGAATTATCACATTTAAATGAAACGTACCAGAGAGGATATTATAATACAAACTGTTTTGAAATTGAAAATTTTATAATTGATTATAAAACTATTTCTGAAAAATTACAAGATCACTACAACTATGTATATTTTACCGAAAATAATGGAGACGCATATGAAGACGATGAATTTACATTTGAAATGTTTTTAAATAAAGATTTCACTTGTTCTATTTGTTTTGACACAAATGAAAGCGAAGACGTCGTTACTTTAGAATGTAAACATAAATTTCATAAAATGTGTTTAAAAACGCATGTTGAGATAAATAATAAAATATGTCCCATGTGTAGAAAAGATATAAAAGATGAAATTGTAGAGGAAAAAATAGAAGAAAGAGAAAGTGAATGGATAATAAATCCATTAACAAAAAGGCGTGTTAAAATTGGAAGTAGAACGTATAAATATTTAAAAGAAAATGATGTTATTTAATTAAAGGTATCTTTTTTTATATTTTTTCTTGATAACCAAAACTTTTTGAATGTATTTTTTATAATTTTTGTTTTATCAGTTTGTATATCAAGGTCACCTTGCCGAGCTGAAGCTCTGCTACTGTGAATGTCACCTTGCCGAGCTGAAGCTCTGCTTCTGTGAAGGTCACCAAAAATTAAAAATTTTTTATTAATATTATCAAATACGTATTGAGAAATATGATGTTTTAAAATAAAAGCTATTTGTATATCACACGTATATAATACAATTTCATCCATTATCTCAATAGGTAATTTAGGTACCTTTACCGAAGATGTCGATAGACGGCAAGTCATATATATATATATATATAAATATTTATATATATTTATTCAATTTTTGGTAAAGCTTCTTATTCATCCTCTTGTTTATATCCAACTATTTCTCCTTCTCTAGAAACAATGACTTTTAACTTTCTTGTTTTTGCAAATTTCTTTTTTAATTTATCTAAATGTTCTTGGTTTTTTTCGTCTTCTTCTTCATAGCGTTCATTGTAATTAGAACTATGATATTTCCAAAATTTTGTATGTCCTACACGAAAATCTGTATGCGCTGATGCTTTATACCAAAAAATTTGATCTTTTAAATCTGAACTATTTCCAGAAGTTTTAATAACTAGACATTCATGGTCTTGAGTACATGCATCTAAAATATTGCAAAAGTGCTCGAACGATGGCACCATTCCTCCATATGCATCGTATATTCTTTTTCGATTTGCAACAGAAGGTTCGTTAAAGATAAATACATAATCAATATTACTTCTTAACTCAGGTGGGATACCTTGGGCATATTGCATGGTTAAGATGAAGAGAAAATTAAAATGTCTTCCATTAAAGAAAATACTTTTAATTGTTTTATCCTTTTTCCAACTTGCAGCATCATGTAACATATCATCTAATACAATAAACAAATTATTACTTTGATGTTTTCCAGTTTCTGAAAGACCTTGGTTTTTAGCTTCTCTAATTTTACGTTTTTGTCTATTCATAATACTATCAATCAATTCAGGGTCATATTCAGAATGTATAAAACAATCTGGGACAAAATCTCCAAAAAATGGAGATGCTTCTTCTGTACCAGAAAATACTATACCAGAAGGTATATCTCGGTGATGAAAAAAGATGTCTCTTGTTAAAAAACTGTTATGTGTAACAATAAAATTTCCTAATACATATCGATTATTTCCATCTAATTCAATACCAAAATAACGGTCTTCAGGTAATTGAGTAATTTTAATTTGACTGACTAATGCATTTACACGATCATTTCTCTTTTGTGCCCTTTTTCTAGGAATTAAAGTAGGTATTTCTTCTATACCTTCCCCATTTATATGTATTCTGAATGCTTTTCCAATTTTTTTAACACCATTATGTGTCCAAGAAGTCTTTTTATCATGTTTATAAGCAGTAAATCCTAAACTACGAGCTAAATAAATAATGTCATCAAGTAATTTTTCATGCTTTTCACATTGTGTTATTTCAAAATCATTTTGTTTAGATAAATGACCATCTGCATCTATAAATCCAGCTAGTAATTTTAATCTATTTTCTCTAGTATTGCATTTATAAATATGAGGAATATGTTTATTATTCAACATATCCAAATCACGTAATGCTTTCAAAAAAACATTACCTTTTTGTCCATAACCACTTGAAACTTTGTAAGTGTATTTATTTTTATAATCTAAATACAAGTTGTATTGTTCTAAATTATTTGCAAAATAATGTAATACTGTAGAATCTTGTGTTGTTATATTAGAATTATTTGATGTTCCATCTCCTAACCAATATCCAATCATATAAGGATCGATTGACAATTCTACATTTTGTTCTGGAAATGTTAATGCTGAGACTTGATATCCTAATAAATTTTCTTTGTATTTTTTAGAGAGTGCCAAGTATTCTTTTATAGGAATATCTACATATAAATCATCTATTATATTATCATAATATCTTTTTGCTTCGTCGTATACTTTATCTTTATCTTTATCTTTACCCCTATAAGAAAAATCTTTATGTATTACTTTAATGTTATTTTTGTCAAAATATCTTACTTGAAAAGACATTCTTTCTGTTCTTTCAAACATAAATTTTTTAGCAGTCCATTTTAAACTTAAAATATGATGACTATTTACAGTATAACTTTCACCCTTTTTATTTTCTACTTTATACATAATGTCAGTTCCAGAATGTGTTTCTAGCACATTTCTAGGTGCACTGTCGTCGCCCATAACTTGATCTCCAACCTTTATATCTTCTACATTTTTAATTGTACCGTCATACATGAGCACTTTGGTACCATAAATTTGACATTTTCCAGTCCTGCGCTTCCCTAGGATAAGTATGGTCGCATCTGGTAAAATACTTTTAATTTTAAATTTACGAAGTGCTAATTTTTCAAACTCATTAAGAAGCATATTGCTATAGAGTAATTTTTTAATTTTGCGATATAGACGAGATAAAAAGAGTGT